TTTTGTTACTGGTAGAGGATTGCAAGAGTTATTATCATCCGTTGATCTAAACGTAAAAGAATATCAGCTATCACTTAGAACAGCAATAGAAGAGCTTGATTATAAACGTTTAGAAATGGATGAAGCACTTAATGGCAATACTAAGAAACCATTAGCAGGTTATCTAAACGGTACAGCATATGCTGAAAACTATACACCTTCTACAGACATTACAGGAATGTACAAAACAAGACGTGTCTATGGTGTCATGGCAGGGTTCGATGAACCTACAAAGATTGTGTCAGGTTTACAGTTACTACAAGCAGGTATCATAGACAAAGAAACCTTGCAAGAAAACATGGACGGATTAGATAACGTACAGAAAATAAATGATAGAATACTTAAAGACGAAGCAGAAAGAACTTTGTTTGAGACGTTAAAGGTACAAGCAAGTCAAGGAGATCCTAAAGCAACAATGGCGTTGGTACAGATATACAAAAGTCCTAATGACATGCAATCAATATTAGATAAGTTTTATACAGCTACAGAACCTGAAGTACCTGAAGGTGAAGCTGCATTATTAGAGCAGATGATGGGTGGTGGTCAACAACCACAACCTGGACCTGCACCTGATGTGAGATCATTATTACTAGGAGGTTTACAAGGTGGCGCCTAACGAAGAAGTGAATATGATATTTGGAGAGATAGTCAACAATTGTTTAGTTGATGTATGGCAAAAAACATTGATAGAAATATCTGATCACGAAGAAGAATTATTTGATGAACCAACAATTTCTTCTATGCCACAAGGAATGACTGTACAATATATACCACAAGGATTAATAATATTTTTTGGTAAACAGGAGGATCTAGATGGCAACTGGTAGTAGTAGGAATCGTGGACGTAGAGGCGGAGTCAAAAGACCTGCAGCTGTAAGTGGTCCAGGTAAATTATCACGTAGGACAGATGGTGTTGCACCAACAATAGATGATGTACGTGGCATGGTTAATGAGTCTGCAGGAGAAGAATCAGCACTTGTTGATCAAGTTAGACAAGGAAATATAGAACAACCACAAGAAACTTTTGCTGCACAACCACAACCAGGTCCTGCACCGTTAGGTGGATTACCATCAGGGTTAGCAGATGTATTTGCACCTGGAGAAGATAATCTAGGACAGTATCAATCTCCACCAACACAAGATCAATTTTTAGAACCTGATGATGTCATGCTTATACGTGCAATGGCAGAAGTTAATCCTACTTCAGAACTTCTAGGACTACTTAAATTTGCTTCTGATAGACAGGTAGGTAGAACGCAGCGTAATCTCTAATGGCTACATTTCACAGAGATAATCCTGCAGAGGAAGCTAACTTTTATAAAGAGCTGCAGCAAAGACAAGCTACATACAAAAGAGCTAAGAACTCTATAACTAAAGAAGACGCACTACGTGCTAGTGCAATTGCAAAAGCATATCCTAATTTTTCACCTGATGTAATTACATCCTTAACAACATTGCAAGTTAAACCTGAAGCACAAGTGTTAAATGACATATCTAAAATGATTGCACAATCTAATAGCAAGACAGTACTAGATAAAGTCTTTGATCCTTTACAAGCAGGTGTACGTCTAGGATTTTTAGGACTAGAAGATTTATATAGAACAACAGTAGATCGTCCTATTAATTCATTTATAGCAAGTACGTTTGGTGACAAAGCAGAAAATCTATCTTTTGCTGACGCATATAGACAAAGCGGTAAATCAACTGTTAAGCAGTTATTTAGTGAAATTAATAAAGGCAAAAAGATTAACTTAGGTGAAGGATTCCTACCTGTATCTGAAACCTTTGACGCACAAAATCCACAGTCTAAATTTTATGATGAGTACCAATACATGATACGATCAGGATTTGATCAAGGTAGAGCAGAACAAATAATACAAAACTATTTAGGTACACCAATAACTTCTATAGATAGACAAATGCAGGAAGGTAATGAGAATTTTACTATTAGTAACGAAAAAGGTACAGTTCCCATATCTTTAGGCAGATCTTTAGCACTACAAGTTGCAGAACCAAATACAAGAACATTTAATGTTGTATCAGGTGTACTAGACGCAGGTAAAGCATTGTTCTTAGATCCTGCAAACTATTTAACATTAGGTATGGGTGCATTTACTAAAGGTAGAAAATCATTAAAGATACCTGATTACTTAGAAAAGATTTTAAATGATACACCTGTAGATAAGATGACTAAAGCACAAAAAGAATACATTGGTGCTGTAAACAAAAGTTGGGGTTTACCGTTTATATCAGGTCGATCAGTATCTAATTACTTAGTTAAAGATGAAGGCGGCAAAAAGTTAATTAATTATTTTGCAGAGTTAGATGATCCTAACAAGTTTATAGAACTTACTGGTATTACTGATAGAGAAGCTATTACTGCTTTTATGGATATATCACAAGACTTTACTAAATCTAGTGCAGATAAACAAGCAGCAGTTAAAAACTTACTTACAGAATTTTTAGAAGATCCTTTTGGACCTATGGGTACAGGACAAAAACCAACAGTAGGTGCAATAGGTAGGTTCTTAGGTGGTGTTACAGAAGAGTTGTTAGGCGGAGTACCTGAAGGTACAGGTAAATTATTTGGTGCTAAAAAAGTTATTAAGACAAAACTTATGGATAGTCCTAATAGATCAGCAAGAATACTATCTACATATGCAGGGGAGTTTCCTTATAGATATGTTGATAGCAATCAGTTAGATGACGCTGTAACAAACTTAAAAGGTTTTATGGATCAAACAACAATGGATACTGTTGCGAAGAATCAAATACTTAACAGAGCTATACGTTTAGAAGACGGAGATCAAACAGGTTTGTTTAACGTTGTAAAAGATATGGTTCAGTTTACTGCTGATGATTTAGTAGATAACTATGGTGTAAATGCAGAAGACGCATATACATTTAGCAGGATCTTTGAAGATTACTTACCTGAACTACGTGCATATTTTATAGACTCTGTAACAGGTAATAACGTAGCTAATCCTGGTGCAAAGATAAGCCAAACAATTATTGACAATAAAGCATTTGTTAATCCTGATCCGCATTTGTTAACAGAGTTTATTGAACGTACAATACCTTTACCTGATCCTGGACAATTAGCAAAAGCTATGAACTCTATGTCTTTAATTAGAGCTAAAGCGTCTGAACAAGGTATAGACATGTTTAGCAAGCTACCTTCTAAAATTAAATCAGGAACTATGGCAAAGATTATAGACAGTTACTACGGTGACTTTTGGAAACCATTCGTATTATTACGTGGTGCCTGGTTATTACGTGTTGTCGGTGAAGAGCAAGTACGTATGTATACACGTGGTTATGACAATATATTTAGCAGACCTTTATCTGTATTGTCATTAGGTCTTCTTAAAAAACCTAACACTACAGAAGCTGCACGTTGGACAAGCAAGAATGTAGAGTTTAAAGATTTACTAGGTAATCCGTTAGATGAAGCAATTGAATGGCAATCTGCTAGTTCACGTAGATATGGATCTAATAACTTTGATCATTTATTTGGTGGTAACTACAGAGCAGGTAAGAGAAGAAAGAAACCTGGTGTACATCCAATGGATGTTGTTACTAAAGAAGAAGCGTTAGCAAATAGAGAGACAAGACCACAGTTATTACAAAAGTATTTTGATGACGGCATTGTAAGAGAAGTTGCACATTTGCACTACGATAGATTATTTAATCATTTGTTTAGAGGTGCTTTAACTAAAAAACAAAGAGATCAAAGAATGAAAGAGTTTGTCGAAGGTAGTTCTGCTAGAGCTAGAGAAATTATAGAAGAATACTCACAAGGTGGACCTACATACAAAGCTAGAATGTCAACAGCAGGTGGTAGATTTGCATATACTGAATCTATTTATGCAAGAGCAAATCAGTTAGCAGGTGGTGCTTTTGATCAAAACTTAGATGTCTTAGACGATCTTGCTAATAAAATTAATATAGATGATCTTGATTTTGGTAAAACACCATTTCCATTATCTGTAGAAAAAACTGCTAACACAAACATATTTGAAATGCTTGTGCGTAACAGACTAAACAGAATAGATGGTAAACAATATACAACTGAAACGTTAGATGATTTTTTCGATAGCATACAAAATGGAGATAAAAGTTTATATCAAAGTGTTAAGAAAACTTTAATGTCAGATGAATACATAAATGATTTACCTAACGTTGTTGCCGTAGGTAAAACAGATTACATTGATGACGTAGGTAAAATGGAGTTTTACACAAACAAAGCATTTGACGCATTGATGGGACAAAGAACTGATAACGCTTCTAGGTCACCAGTTTTTAGACAAGCATACTGGAGAACAATATACGATATGCTTCCATACATGTCTGCAAAAATGCGTAACACAATGATGGAAGGTGGTAACTATATTGTAGGTGGTAAAGAGTTCAACGTATCAGGTGCTTTAAATGCAAACTTACCTGGTGAAAACTTAATGTCTTCTATACGTGCAGATATTGGATTGCCTGCACAAAAGCTACGTAAAGCAGATACAGAAATAAACATTGATATGTTTCAAAGAAAAATAAAAGAACTTAATGATCGTGATAAAAAAGCAGGACTAGATTACCAAGATGTAGATGAGGAGTTTGATAAGTTTCAAACTGCATACCTAAAACGTAAAGGTGATCTTGATAAACAAATTACAGATAAGACAGAAGAGCTAGCTAAGTTAGAGCTTGACATAACTGGCACATACGGATCAGGCGTAAGTTATGAAGATGATATTGTGCCTATGAATGTAAAGAAAAAGGTAGACGATCTACAAGAAGACATATTTGATTTAGAATCCAAACTAGAGAGCAATAAAGAATTGTTTGATAAAAACTTAGAAACAAGATCAGAACTACTTGGTTTTACAGATAAATCAGGAGACGTTGACTTAATTGATAGAATAGCAAAAGCACGTGCATTAACAGAAGTGCAAGAGTTATTGTATGACTTAACTAAACGTAAAAAGGTTGCTTACAACCTACGTGGCATATTCCCATTCGGCGAAGCATACATAGAGATTATGACAACATGGGCTAAGTTATTAAAAGAGAATCCTGAAATTGCACGTAGAGGACAAGTAACAGTCAATGCTTTACGTGGTGATAATCCATTTAGTCCAGTTGAGGGAGAAGGATTCTTAGGGCAAGATGAAGTAACTGGTGAAGAAGTATTCTATTATCCAATGATTGATGACTTAGCTTCAGACGCATTGTTTGGAGAAGATAGACAAGTAGGTGTTAGGTTTCCTGGTTATGCTTCATCACTTAACTTAGCATTAGAGATTGTTCCTGGTATCGGACCTGCAGTAGCTATACCTGCAAGTTTCTTTGTTAACGCTAGTCCAAACTTTGACGAAGCTAAAAAAATATTGTTTCCATATGGTTTACCTGATGTACGAACAGCAGGAGATCTTATATCAGCAGCAGGTGTACCTGCATGGTTACGTAATACATACCAGGCATTGTACGCATATAACGAAGATGTTGGACAAAAC